GGAGCAGCAGATCGTGGCATACGGCAAGGAAATCCAGCGGCTGGAACGACAGGCTCAGATTGAGTCAGAAATGAACAAGCCTACTTCTACGCCGATTCAGAACAAGCCGAACGCATCCATTCACAGTGATACCAAAACAGGAATTGCATCTGACGAATACCGTACTGCTTTCTGGAACAGCATTCGCAACCGTAATTTTGCCGATGCGAGAAATGCTCTGCAGATTGGCGAAGATACCGAAGGCGGCTATCTTTGCCCGGACGAGTTTGTGCGCCTGTAAAAGGCGATGTTTACAGTAGATTAGGCTCTACACCGCACAGCAGAGCGGTTGTCAATCTGCCTAACCGATGACAGGAAACTGGACACGGGAACACAGCACGGCAGAAACGCAGGAAACGCCAAAAGGATATGAGGCGAGTAGTACCTGCAATGACAAGATAACATAAGGATAAGGCTGGATTGCCAAAGCAAAGGTTAGCTCCTTTTTCCGGGAAGGGTGTGGAAATTATCCTGAAACCACTTTCATGATTCCACCATAATATTGAATTCGTTATGGTGTCTGCTATAGGTCATGAAGCAAGCGTGAGACCACGTGAGATAAACCGAAATGCTATCCGACAGTTATCACTTGCCTATAAGCATCGTTAAACAGGGATTGCCTAAGTGGAAATGCCGAAAGGCTATGTCTATTCGAGACTGAATATTCCATATGGCAACGGAGCTTCCGTAGTAGTCCGAGGTGGGTAACGCCCACTACATGGCGAAGGGAAGCAGTTTGTTAATTCCAAAGTAAGAAGATGAAAGGGAGGAGAATCCTCATGAATCCAACATCGGAGATTTTGGAGCGTGTCAATAAAAGTTCCTCGGAACATCATGACGGAGTCTTTACAAGGCTCTTTCGCTACCTTCTGAGAGAGGACATTTATTTTGCAGCTTACCAGAAATTATATGCAAACAGTGGAGCAATGACTCCCGGAAGTGACAACGACACAGCTGACGGTTTTAGTGCTGAATATGTGTATGAACTGATTGAAGAATTGAGGTCAGGAAAGTACAAACCGAAGCCTGTGCGCAGAGAATATATCAAGAAACAGAACGGAAAAATGCGCCCACTGGGTATTCCGTCATTTCGAGATAAACTTCTGCAAGAGGCGGTTAGAATGTTTCTGGAAGCAATCTATGAACCGTTATTTTATGACCAGTCACATGGTTTCAGACCGGAGAGAAGTTGTCATACAGCTCTCGACCAGATAAAGACAAATTTTCGTTCTGTAAAATGGTTCATAGAAGGCGACATCAAGGGTTGCTTTGACAATATAGACCACGCAGTGCTTATTAAAACGTTAGAAGTCAAAATCAAGGACAGCAGATTTATCAATATTATCAGAGCTTTCCTGAAAGCAGGTTATGTGGAAGATTTTCAATATCATACCACAATCTCCGGTACACCACAGGGCGGAATCATTTCCCCTATTCTGGCAAATATATACCTGCATGAGCTTGACCGGAAAGTCATGAAACTCAAGGAAAAGTTCGATAAGCAGTCTACACGACACCAGACACCGGAATATCTTCATTTAGCGAAAAGAAGGCAGACACTTCAAAAGAAGATTGACAGGGTAAAAGGTGAGGAACGTGAGCTTGCAATCAAGGAATATAAAGCGGTGTGCAATCAAAAATTGAAAACGCCCGCAAGAATGTCCGACGATAAAAAGCTTGTATACTGCCGATATGCTGATGATTTTCTAATTGGAATCAGCGGAAGCAGAGAAGACTGTGAAGAAATTAAAGAGATTCTGAGAGAATTTCTATCAACGCAGTACCATTTAGAGTTGAGTGCTGAGAAAACAAAGATCACACACAGTGCTGAACGAGTACGTTTCCTTGGTTATGACGTTGCGGTACGCCGAAGCCAGAAGATAAAGAAAAAGGCAAACGGTGTTAAACAAAGAACGCTGAATAACTCTGTAGAATTAACTGTACCTCTCGAAGATAAGATCATGCAGTTCCTGTTCAAAAACGACATCATAGAACAAAAACCAAACGGAGAAATCTGGGCGGTTTGCGTTCCAAGATTAAGACATCTTTCGGAAGTGGATATTGTGAACAGGTATAATGCACAAATCCGTGGCATTTGCAATTATTACTGCTTAGCAGCGAATTATGATAAGCTGAATTATTTCCGTTATCTTATGGAATATAGCTGTCTAAAGACGCTTGCAAGCAAAAGCAACAGCACAACGAGAAAAATCATCCAAAAATATCGTCATGATGGCAAATGGGCTATTCCCCATGAAGTTAAAGGCGGTATCAAATATGCAAAGCTTGTCTCGTTAGCTGACTGCAAAGCCGGTAAGTTGATGTCCGATAAAGACCCATGGCAATACAAATCCTTTGACCCGAAAAAGCTGTCACAATATGTGCGGTTAAGCGCAGGGGTATGTGAGCTGTGTGGTGATAATAGTGATTCCTGCTGTATTTATCATGCAGGTAAAATGAAGAATCTGAAAAGCACTACGGAATGGGGCAAGAAAATGCTTCACATGAGACGTAAAACGTTGATTGTTTGCCCGAAATGCTTCAAAAAGATTCACAGGGAACAAAATAAATGACATGTCAATAATGAATGGAAAGCCGTGTACATCGAGAGGTGTAAGCACGGTTTGGGAGGGGCTTTGTGCAAACCTGTCATCGAAAGATGATAAGGCGGCACACTGCTACCTCACGAAAAAAAGCTCATTGAAGCTCTGGAAGAGGAAAACGTGTTCCGTCCTCTGGCAACGAAAATTCAGACCGCATCCGGCGACCGCAAGATTCCGATTATCACGCAAAAGGGCGAGGCAGTTTGGATGGAAGAGGAAGAAGCCTATACTTTGTCGGATGATACTTTTGGACAGCTTAGCCTTTCCGCCTATAAAGTTGGCACGGCAATTAAGATTTCGGAAGAGCTTCTGAACGACAGCGTTTTCGACCTTCCGGCATACATTACGAAGGAGTTTGCACGCAGAATCGGGGCAAAAGAGGAAAAAGCCTTCTTGATTGGCGATGGTGTCGGCAAGCCGACCGGTGTTTTTGCAGCCACTGGCGGAGCAATGGACGGCGGAACCACAAGCGGTGCAAACATCAGTTTTGACGATATGCTGGAATTGTTTTATTCCATCAAATCGCCTTATCGAAAGAAAGCAGTCTGGTTACTCAATGAACAGACGCTGAAAAATCTGCGGAAAATTAAGGATTCCAACGGGCAATATATCTGGCAGCCTTCGATTTCGGCTGGGATTCCGGACACGATTTTGAATCGTCCCTACGTCACTTCCGTGTACGCTCCTACGCCGGAAGCCGGAAACAAGGTGGTTGCATTCGGCGATTTCTCGTACTATTGGATCGCTGACCGGCAAGGCAGAAGTATGAAGCGACTGAACGAATTGTTCGCCATGAATGGACAAGTCGGCTTCCTTGCCAGTCAGCGTGTCGATGGAAAATTGATTCTGCCGGAAGCCGTGAAAACGCTGACCTTAAAGGCGTAAAAAAGAAAGCGGGTGGCGTGGGTGGTAACATTAAATGAAGCGAAAAATTATCTGCGAGTGGACTATGAGGAGGACGATGCTTTGATTCGGCAGCTATTGCAGACGGCGAAAAATCTGGTGAAAGACGTGGGCAGAATGGATGAGAAAAAGCTTGTGGAAAACGAAGATACGACAAGAACAGCGATGCTATTTTGTCTTGGCTACCTTTATGAAAATCGTTCCAATCCGGATTATCACGCTTTAGCCATGAGCCTCCGTTCGATTCTGTTCGCACAACGAGAGGGCGTGATTTGATGGAAATCGGAAAGCTGAATCATCGGATTACGATTCTGGAAACGTGTACAAAGATTGATGAAATTGGCAATCACACAAGCCACTGGGAAGAGAGTTTTTCTCTCTGGGCGAACGTGACCGTAAAAAGTTCTTCTGAAACAACCGATGCAGGAATCACTCGAAACGTCCAGACTTTAGAGTTCTTGGTACGGCAAAAATCTTGTGCGGTGTGTCTCAATACCACACAGTTTCGGGTACTTTTCCAAGGCAGAGTCTACGACATCACCGGCATTCTCCCCTACTACGACCACAATGCATATTTGAAAATCCAAGCAACCGCAAGAAAGGCTGGTGATCCGGATGCAGCATGAAATTTCTGTAGACGAAATGGCAAGAACGATTGCGAGCGGCTTGCAGGATTACGCCAATCTTGCGGACGCAGAAGTCAAGAAAGCAGTCTGCAAAACGGCAAATTCTGTCAAGCGTGAGGTTTCGCAAAATGCTCCGAAAAGAATGGGGCAATATGCGAAAAGTTGGAAAACCAGAGTCACCGGAGAAAGCAGCCACAATCTGAAAGTTACGGTCTACGCCGGAAAATATCAGATTGCACATTTGCTGGAAAATGGTCATGCGAAGCGTGGCGGAGGGCGTGTGGAAGGCATTCCGCACATTGCTCCTGCCGAAGAAAATGGAGAAAAATTGTTACAGGAACTGATCCGAAAGGCGTTGTCATGAGCTACGAAGAAATCAATTTACTGTTAGAAGAGGCAGGTTTGCCGTTCGCCTACCATCATTTTGCGGAAGGCGAATCGCCCGAACCACCGTTTCTGATTTTTCTTTCTCCTGGCGAGGATACCTTTTCGGCGGATAATATCGCCTACTTCAGCACCAAAAAGCTGAACATCGAGTTATACACCGACCGAAAATCGCCGGAGGTAGAAGAAATGGTGGAAAAAATTTTGAAACGACATGAAATATATTTTTCAAAAACAGAAGCCTACATCGGCAGTGAAAAGTTGTACGAAGTGCTTTATGAAATGGAAGTTTGAATGGCAAGATAATGCTAAGAAAGGCAGGTTTATTTATGGAGAAAAACAAGGTCAAGTTTGGTCTTAACAAAGTGCACTGGGCGAAAATCCTCTCCTATCAAGAGGACGGCACGCCGAATTATGGCGAAGTAAAGCGTCTGCCCGGTGCAGTCAATTTGAGCATCGATGCAAGCGGCGAGAACGAACCGTTCTATGCAGATGATTGTGTATATTATATGTGCAATAACAATTCGGGATATGAAGGTGATTTGGAGATTGCTCTGGTGACAACGGAGTTTGCAACCGAAATCCTCGGTCAGATTCTCGACAGTAAGGGCGTTTTGGTGGAGACCAACAATGCGGAAACCGCCGAATTTGCGTTATTTTTCGAGTTTTCGGGAGACAAAAACAAGATTCGTCACGTGTTCTACCGCTGCTCGGTCTCCCGTCCCGGCACGGAATCCGCAACCATTGAAGATTCCAAGGAAGTCAAGACGGAAACGCTGTCGCTGACCGCTTCTGCTCTCGAAAATGGGCTGGTGAAGTCCAAAAGCTGCGAGAGTACAGACGATACCATTTACAAGAATTGGTACAACAGCGTGTATATCCCCTCACTTTCCACAACTACAACAACCACATCGACAACAAAATCTACTTCTTAAGGGGGTTTTTGAATGGCTATTCGGAAAAGTATTTTGATTGATGGCAAAAATGTCCTGTTCAAGGCAAGTGCAGCCGTGCCAAGGCTGTATCGTCTGAGATTCCGAAGGGATATTTTCAAGGATTTTACAGCTTTGGAGCAATCTGTTCAAGAAAATACATCCGGTATCACGATTGACAGCCTCGAACTGTTTGAAAATATCGCTTACATTATGGCGAAGCACGCTGACCCTGATGGTGTGCCAGAGAATCCGGACGACTGGTTAGAAAATTTTAACACATTTTCCATTTATGAAATCCTGCCGCAGCTGATGGATTTGTGGGGCTTGAACATCGAGACGCAGTCGGAATCTAAAAAAAACATCGCCCACTTGACCGAGAAATGAATACGCCGCTGTTTCTGCTTCGATGCGTACAAATTGGGCTTTCGCTGCGAGAACTGGATTTGTTGACAATTGGTATAGTCAATGATTTGTTTATCGAGCGTGGGAATGATGACTGCGAGTACAGCTATTTGCCGATGCAATCGGATTTTGATAGTTTTTAACCAAACGGAGGTGATTTCATGGCAAACCGCATCGCCGGGATTACAGTAGAAATTAACGGCGACACTACCAAGCTTTCCAAAGCTCTGGAGGGTGTCAACAAGGACATCCGCAGCACGCAAAGTCAGTTAAAAGACGTGGAAAAGCTGCTAAAACTCGACCCAACGAATACAGAACTTTTAACACAGAAACAAAAATTGCTTGCCAATGAAGTTGCTTCTACGAAAGACAAGCTGCAAGCTCTCAAAAATGCAAATGAACAGGCGGCACGCTCTGCTTCCAATTATGACGCATGGAAGGCTGCCTATGACCCGATTCAAGCAGAAATTGAAGAGACAAACACAAAATTAAAAGAGCTAAAAACAAAAGCAAAAGAAGCACAAAAGCAGCTTTCCGGCGGAGAAATTTCGCAGGAACAGTATGATGCGATTCAGCGGGAAATCACCCAGACAGAAGAAAAATTAAAAGACTTGAAGCAGTCGGCGAAAGATGTCAGCGATGCGTTCGGGCATCCGATTTCTCCGGAGCAATACGATGCCTTGCAGCGTGAAATTATCGCTACCGAAGAGGAACTGAAAAGCTTAGAACGGCAGGCTGCGAACTCCAAAACTGCTTTAGAAAAGATTGGTGCGGTCGGCAGTAAATTGCAATCCGCAGGCGACAAAATCTCCGGTGTCGGGCAGTCGCTGATGCCGGTGACGGTGGCTCTTTCTGGAGTCGGGGTTGCCGGATTAAAGGTTGCAAGCGACTTTGACACGGCGATGTCCAGTGTCAAGGCAATCACAGGAGCGACCGGAAAGGACTTCGAGAAACTGCGAAATCAAGCGATTGATTTGGGTGCATCGACTTCTTTTTCCTCCGGCGAAGTTGCCGAAGC